CGGCAGATTACAAGTGTTTAGCAACCTAACACCTTGGTTTGAGGAGTTCCGACGATATCACCGGAAAAAAGGAAAAATATTTAAGGAATACGATGATCTGATGGACGCGACTAGGTACGCAGCGATCTCAGTGACCCGATTTGGGCAGAACGATGCAGAGCAAGACAAAACAGCAAACAGAACAGGACACACATCCCATGAATACGATTATTGATGAGCGCGAATTGCTTTCGACGCTGGAACGGAATATTGATGCGGCTGATACATACGCAAACTCAGAGGTCGGGGAGCAGCGCGACACCGCTCATCGATTCTACTACGGAGAGCCAATCGGCAACGAGATCCGTGGTCGCTCTCAGCATGTAAGCCGCGATGTTTTTGATGCTGTCGAGGCTGTGAAGGCCATGATGCTGGAGACGTTCAGCGCAGACAAGAACATATGCCGGTTCGATGCGCAAAGCCCAGAGGACGCAATGGGCGCACGCATGGCAACCGCGTGGACCAACTACAACTTCTACAGGCAGAACAACGGATACAAAATTTTATCGGATGTTATCCACGATGCGCTGGTAGCTAAAACCGGAATAGTTAAGCGGTACTGGAAAGACGACTACAAGTACGAGGAGTTCGAGTTCGAGGGCGTAAGCGAGAACGACTTCAACCAGATGATGTCGGACCCGAGCGTTGAACCCGTTGAGCTTATGGAGGAGGCCGTTGAGGTTGTTGACGAGCAGACCGGAACCGTTTACAGCCAGCTTTCAATATCTGGCTCTGCCCGCAGGCGCATAGACACATCCAAGGTCTGTGTTGAGACCATCGAGCCCGAAAACTTTCTGATCAACCCACGCGCAAAAACAGTTCAGGACAGCGACTTCTGCTCCCACCGTATGGCAATGACCCGCGGTGAGCTACTGGCGGAGGGGCTTCCGCAGGAGATGGTGGATAAGTTAGACGAGGACGACATGCTCAAGGACGATGGATCGCTGGGCCGCGACTCCGTGGACAGCTTCCGCCATGACCGCTTCGGCTTAGACGACTCCGAGGACCGTGAGTACGTCACACTCTACGAGTCCTACATAAAGAGATACGACTCCGACATAAACGCCTGCGTCTACTACAAGTGCATGCACAGCCGACACACCATGCTGGATGTCGAGCTGGTGAGCGAGATACCGTTCCGTACATTCACGCCCTTCCCGCTGCCGCACCGCTTCTATGGCATGTCGCTTGCGGATGTGATTGTTGACCTACAGAAGACGATGTCGAGCCTGAAGCGCGGCGTTGTCGATCACTTGATGTTGACTACAACCTCACGCTGGGTAGCCAACCTGTCACTGGTCAAGAACCCACGCGACTTGTTAGATAACAGAGTCGGTGCGGTTGTTGACGTTATGTCTCCGAACCCCGAGAGCGTGGTGCGGCCCCTGCCCACCCCGCAGCTCAACGGCAACGTCTACACGGCAATTGAAAACTTTGAGCAGGAGAAGGAGCAGCGATCTGGTAGCAGCAGGATGTCGCGTGGAATGGACTCCACTGCGGTCAGCAAGCAAAACTCAAGCGACCTGATCAACACTTTTATGAACGCCAGCAACCGGCGAATCATGGTGATGTGCAGGAACTTCGCCGAAAACTTCCTTAAGCCTTTGATGCAAGACCTCTACCGCCTTGGTGTTGAGTATGACAGCGAGGAGAAGATGCTCCAGCTCGACGGGCGCTTTGTCCCTATTAACCCCTCGATGCTGGGTGACCGCACGGAGATGACAGTCGCCGTGGCGCTGACTCCAGAGGAGCAGGCGCAGGAGGCCCAGATGCTTTTGAGCCTCGATCAGCAGTTCACCATGAACCCCCAAGACCCAACACTTGGCGGCCTCTACGGTCAGCAGCAGCGTCACGCGATGATATCAAGAGCCTTCGAGCTTCTGAATATCAAAGAGGGTGCCAGCTACTTGGCGGACCCCAACAGCCCAGAGTTCCAGCAGCAGATGCAGCAGCAGCAGCAACAGCAGCAGCAGGAGCAGGACCATCAGATGAAGATGCAGATGGATCAGTCGGAGTTCCAAGCCGACATGCAGTCCAGACAGGTGAGCGTTATGGAGGGGCAGTTGGAGCTGGATATTTTGAAGGAGCAGAACAAGACCGTTTTCGAGCGCCAGAAGCAGGAGCACAAAGAGGAAAACGAGGACTCCAAGCTGCTTATGGATGCCGAGAAAATCAAGCACGACATGAAAATCAAGAACGCCGAGCTAGAGCTTGAGCGCCAGCAGGGGCGGAGCGTGAACATTGGATAACGATTTAAGTAGATTCGACGGCTTCCTAAAAAACGCAAAGGCCCGAAAGGAGCCTAAGCGCCACGCAAAGGAGGTCATAAAGGAATACTTGGAGTATCGGGGACGGGACACCGCCCCCGCCAAGCCAACCAAGGTCGTAAAGGCCGATAAACCGAAGCAACCCAAAGGGGATTTTATTAAATGAGCGAAAATATCGAGAACCAAGAACTGTATGAGCTTGAATCAAAGGCGGCTGCGGCATCCCAGATGCTGAACTCGCAGGTATTCAACGATGCATTTCAATCAATGAATCAGGGGATTGTAGACCAGATACTGCAAACGCCGCCCGAGGCACCCGAGGAGCGTGAGCGACTCTTTGCAATGTACAAGGCAGGGCAGATGTTCGTGCAGCAATTTGTCTCAGTTATCAACAACTTAGAGTTGCGCAAACAACAAGAGAGTGAGTAGAATGGCTGAAAATACAATCGAACCGACAGAGCAAACCCCATCGGACTCTCTCGGTTTAAGCGAGATCGAGCGTTTAACCGCCCTTTTGGAGTCCGAGCTGGAACAACCCGAAGAGCAAACAGAATCCGATCAAGAGGCTGACGAAGCCGTTGTAGAAGACGAGGTTGTAGATGTACCCGAAGACGAAGCCGCAGAAGACGAGGAGGTCGAAACCGACCCAACCGAGGAATCAGAAGCGGAAGACTCCGAAGAAAAAGAGCTGACATTTACCGTTGGTGACGAGACCGTCACTGTCGATGAATTAAAGCTGGGGTACTTACGCCAGAGTGACTACACACAAAAGACACAGAGTCTAGCCGAATCTCGAAAGGCCGCAGAGAGCCAGATCGAGGAAACCACGGCGACGATGTCTGCGTTACTTTCGGCAGCAGGCGCTGACCTTTCACGCTTTGAGGGCGTTGACTGGGAACGTGCAGCAGTCGAGAACCCTGAACAATACAAGCAAGCCAAGGCGAGCTTTGAGCAGACTAGATCCACCTACGAATTTATTAAGGCGCAGTCGGATCAGTATCAGGAGCAGCAACAGCAACAGGCAGACACCGCGCAAAAAGAAGCCGCGACAGAAAGCCTGACTGTACTCAAAACCAATATTCCAAATTGGAATAACGACCTGTACTACGCTATCGGGGAGTATGCTCAAAAAGATTTAGGTGTAAGCAGCGAGGAGTTTAACCAAGTTGCAGACCACCGGATAATCACCGCGCTCTACAAGGCAATGCAGTTTGATCAGGCAAAAACGGTTGCGGCTAAGAAAAAAATCAAGGCCTCACCCACTAAAACTTTGTCTGGCGGCAAGGCAGACGCAACAAAGGCAACGGAGTCCGAGAGTTCCCGCAAAGCAAGCGAGAGGTTACGGAAGACGGGCCGAGTTGAGGATGCAGCAGCCGTCATCTTGAACAGGATTAAATAAAATGCCTACAGTAGCTAACACCCTAAAGACCTATGATCAGGTTGGTAAAAAGGAAAATTTTGAGCAGGTCATTTATGACATAACTCCTACTCAAACACCCTTCCTTAGCAGTATTGGTAGCTCAACAGCCGAAGCCACACTGCACCAGTGGATGCAAGATTCTCTTGCCTCTGTCGGGTCGAATATCCTCGTTGAAGGAGCCGATGCGGGTGCCGCGTCAACGGTAACTCAGGTTATCAAGAACGCGAACACACAGATCTTTGGTAAGGTCGTGCAGGTATCAGGCACCGCAGAGGCTATCGGTTTGCATGCGCGTACAAGCGATCTTGCTAACGCTATCGCTAAGGCGGGCAAGGAATTGAAGCGCGACATAGAGCATTCGTTTGTTGGCTTAGGTCAAGCAGGCACCGCAGGCTCTGGAAGTGCAGGTCGCCAGCTAACATCTGCCGCGAATCAGATCTCGTCTACAACAACAAACACCGCTGGGTCGAATCGAACACTAACGGAAGCATTAATTCTCGATGTGCTAGAAAAAACCTATAACGAGGGAGCGGAGCCTAACCAGATTCAGGTTACACCGTCTCACTCGCTGATCGTCGCGGGCTTTGCTGCAACATCTGGTCGCACAAGAGACTTCGACACAGGGACCAAGCTGGTAAATGCAGTCGATATCTATGTCTCACCATTTGGATCTGTTTCGATAGTGCCAAACCGTTTCCTTCAAGCGAATACCGCGCTTGTGTTGGATACAGAGTTTTGGTCTCGCGCAGTGTTGCGTCCGATGCAAACGATTCAACTTAGTCGCACCGGCGACTCAGACAAGCGCCAGATGCTCACCGAGCTAACGCTTGTCTGTAAGTCTGACATCGCGTCTGGAAAGATCGACGCGTTAACAGCGTAAGAAAACTCTCACTCCCCTGAGAGCCAGAGCGCCCAAGGTTGCCCCTATCCTTGGGCGCTCAACCCTTTCTTGTGTCTGGAAATACAACCTATAGGGGTCCCAACAACTAAGGGTTCTGTATGTCTGACTTGAAAGCACACATCCAACACGACGAGATGGACGACAAACTCCACATCGCGCACGCGCAGGATGTCGCACCGATAATCGAATCTAACCGCAAGGCCTTTAACGCCAGCGAGAAGCATGACAAGTACAGTGACTGGAATCGAGTGGCAAGCATTCCGGCTGTTGTCGTGATGGAGTGGATGAAAGAGGGCATAAATGTCATGGCCCCCACATATGAAGATCAGAAAAAAATTAAGAAAAAATTGAACTCACCTGAGTACGCCTATCTGAGAACACGCAAGGGTCGCCTATGAGTTTCACAACATATGACGGATTGAGGGTCTCGGTAGCCGATTGGTTGAACAGGGAGGATTTATCGTCTGTCATCCCCGATCTGATCGAGCTTGCCGAGAACCGCATATTCCACGAGCTTCGAGCGCCAATCAACGAGAAGACAGCGGACCTGACTCTGGGTGCAGACGGCTACACCACCATTCCAAACGACTACCTAGAAGTAAAAGATCTTTTTTGGAACTACGCGCCGCTGAGTCGCATAAGCTTGACCGAGCTTCACTCCTACATCGCACGATCTGGTCAGGCACCAGAGTTTTTCGCGAGAGAGCAATCTAAGTTTCTTGTGTTCCCAAATCCTACGCAGGTCGCGGGCGACACACTGAGAATGATCTACTACTTCACCCCAGAACACCTATCGTCAACCGTCAGCACCAACCCAATATTTCAAACAGCGCCAGAGATTTACTTATATGGAACTCTTTCCGAGGCCGCTAATTATCTGGGGTCAGACGGTTCACGCTGGGAAGGCGCATACCAGAGCGCCATGGGCAGAACGCTGCAACACGCCAAGACCAGCGAATACTCGGGCGCTACTACACAAGTTCAATCGGGATACTAAGCCATGGCATCATTCTTCGAGCACATTGGCAGCGCGGTAGAAAGCGCAGCCGACGAATCAGCACTGGCATCTGCTCAGGCGGCTGAGGCCGCGAAGGTAGCAGCCGAAGCAGCCCGAGATTCTGCCGCCTCAAGCGCCTCTGATGCCTCAAATTCTGAGGCAACGGTAACCTCCTCTCAAAACGCTGCCGCAGCATCAGCCACCGCCTCTGCTGCCTCGGCAGCAACAAGTACAACAAAAGCGGCAGAGAGCGCGGCATCGGCATCCACTGCAACAACTAAAGCGTCACAGGCATCTGTTTCCTCCGCTACCGCATCAACCAAGGCGGCTGAGTCCGCTGCCTCGGCAGCAACAAGTACAACAAAAGCGGCAGAG